TTTACCCTCGATGTTGGCTTGTTTCTCAGCCGCATCATAGGCTTTCAACTGGTTATCAATGTTCATGCCGGTTACTTTAACGCCTGCCTCTTCTGCCTTAACCATAGCCTCTATACGCTTAGTCTCAGCATTAAACATATCAATCTGCGATTCAGCCTGGTTAGTTTGTGCGTTTACTAGCTCAGCCTCGGCTTTCTGCTGTTCAGCCATTGCCGCTATAATCATTGGGTCTGGTTGTTGGCCTTGCTGTTGCTGTGCTGCTTGTATTTCTTGCAACTCTTCATCGGTCAATTGGTCTTCAGGTATCAAGCCTGCACTTACAAGCTGCGACCTTGCGCGTTCTGCTAAAGCATCCATATTAGGCGCATCGATGTTGCGTAAGAATATATCAGCACCATTCTGCATAATCTCTGGCATTACTTGCGATACTTGAATCATTGCGTCATTGCCTTTCTCTAGGCGATTCTTAAACATTGGCCCCATACCACAAAGCACTGTATAAGAGCCTTGAGTTAAGTCATTAAGAGGTTGCATTGTTTCCTTATCGACAGTGTTAATCTCTATATCTTCTCGCGTACCATCGGGGCGCAATACGTTAAACACTTCTTTAGCGTCATGTACGACAGGGATAGCACCAACGCACACTTTACACAATTGAGTGATGCCGATAGACATATCAGCGTAAAAACTAACATTGCCTGTATCGCCTTTATCAATCTGAATGCCTAAAGCCTTGCCTGATTGATTGCCTGGATTCTTAGCAAGGTTGGCAGCATACATGCCCGATATTGCCTCAATATCCATAGCAGCATCCTGCGCTGTAGTCTGTAGAGCAGGGTTTACACTAGGCGGTGATGTTTTATAAGGTGGTGGCGCTCCCTTTGAGTCTACATTGTAGAATTGTATAGGGTCTGGATTGGTGTTCATTGAGCCTAGCTTGCCCTCATGCCCTTTAGCCTGCTCTCTTGTCATCCATGTTTTTTCTCTTGGCGCAAGCGCACCCTCTTCTATCTGCCTAGACTTCGCATAATTATATATCCGTTGAGGGTCCATTAGTTTTTCAACAATTCTACGCCAAATGCGCTTATCTTCTGAAATCTCGAAACAATGGAAAAAAGGCACTATTGGCAATTCATTGAATGATGTTAAAACTTCATCATTGAGCCAGTTATCACCGTCAAACATTCGCGTATAAACTTTAACTATCTCACGCTCTCTGCGCTTAACCTCATTCATTCCCTGCAAGGCCATAGCATCTTTTACAGGGTCAAACTTTTCAGCCTCAATAACCATGCCGTTATCTAGCTGAACAATCTCTCTTGACTCCCTTTTCTTGTAATATATTTGCCCGACAATAACGGTTTCGCGCTTATACCAGTAATCCTGCTGCAATCGCTCATTACCTATACTCTCACCGCTACCTGTGGGAAATTGTTCCTTATAAGCATCTTTGGTTAAAGCCTGCATAACATAGACAAATTCGGCATCAGAGCCGTTTTGCTTCTCTGAATTAGGGTCAAACCATACTCGGTCAATAGCATTAGGGATATGCTCTAAAACTATCTCTTGCTCAAAGCTGTCTGCATCCTTGTATTGCGTTTTAACACGCATGGCATCAAAGCCTTGTATGACCATCTTACGCGCAATCTTTTTATAGGTTGATGAGGCATCAGATCGGTTTTGTATCGCCCTTAATATTCCATCATATACCTGGGCAACTTCTTTTGTGGCCTCACCACCTGCCGGTGATACAGTTGCCGCAAATTCATTTTGTTCAAGCTCACCGACAATAAGATCAATGATTGGTGTGGTGCGGTCAAAGTTATACCTAGGGCGCTGTAATGTTCCCCACTGCTCCCAGACTCTAGGCTCCCATTGACCATCAACCTTATTAACAAAGGTGTCACAGTCTCTAGCAAGCTCTCGCTGGTCTTTTTCGTTATTCTGAATAACCTCAAGCTGGCTTTTTACTACAGCTACGCTATTAAAATCTATCATATACTCACCAAGGAGAGTTAAAGTTTATTGGTTCTAGCTTTTCATTGCTTACCGGCTCTGTAAAAGTCAGTGCCGCAGCGTCACCATAATCAGGCGAAAAGCCAAGGTCTTTCTTGATCTTCGCCTTTTCCCACATAACCTTTCTATCATTGCTATCTCGGTTGTACGGGCTTGCACATAAATCGGCTTGTATCTCATCGCTATCAGGTATATCAACTGGCATGGTTTCATCGCTCAACCATTCCGCCATTAATCCCCATATCTCATTGCGCTTGTTTTTATACTTTATATTATCCAAAGGTGTAGAGCCAAAGTGTACGCTCTTAACTTTATCTTCATAGCCTAACTCATGCAGCCTATCAACCAAATCAGCCCCACTGCCAAAGTCAACAAACATCATATCAGGCTTATCTTTATCAAGTATGGCCTTGCATATTGAGACATTCTTGCCTAAAGAGTCACACTCTGCGCCCTTGTATGCAACAGGGTTAAACATTTTACGGCCCTTTCTGTATATTATAGCAAACCTATCACCACCCCTTGACGGGTCAACACCTACAATCAATGGGCCGTTGCCATTGTACTCTGCCTTTCTTGCTTTTATGCAAGCCTCTGAGTTAATTAGGGTATGCGTTGCGCCTGTTACCTGGAAAGCTTCGGCAGCATTGTTTGGGTACTCTTGCTTGAATGATACTTCACCATCATTGCCATCTGTGGCAAGTTCAGATATTTTCATTCTGCGCCATGCAATTTGCTCAATGCTCAACCCGTAAAGCTTCTGTAGCTCTATCTCTTCATTGCTTGGAATAATGCCGCCTGCATCTCTTCTGTATTCGCTTTGCCAATACCAAGGCACAAAGATCGGTATAAAATCGCTAATACCTCTTTCGGCATCTTTCCATTGCTGGTGAAAGTAATTGCCCACGCCATTTGCCGTGCTTTCTAATATAACCTCAGTGCCATCGCCACTAGGTATTGCCTGCATAATTCCTTTTGTATGTTCAGCAGCGTTTTGCCAGAAAGCAACCTCTGAACCATGAAAATACTGTATCGTTTGGCCTCGACCTACTGCCTTATTGCCTGCCGTGCCTATCTTGTACCCACTATCAAGCTTATCGAACTGCAATTCCTTGGCATTAGCAGCGCCACAACTAGGCTTAACAAAATCAGGTAAGTTTTGATAATAGCGGTCTGTCATTTCAAAAAGGGCATTAGTAGACTCAGCGTCGTGCGTCAAAATAAAAGCACGTACACCCTTATTGTGAGTCGTGTTATGCAAAAATCTGCCCTCGACATAGGTACTCATGCCCTGCTGCCTGCCCTTTAGGATTATAGCCCTAACCTTTCCAGTTTCTTTTTTTTGCTGCTCAAGCCTATTGTGTATATAAAGCTGGGCATCATTTAGCTTAAATGGCTGCAACCCTTGCTCTTTAGTTCTTATATGTAAGCAGTTTCGAGCGTAGAACTCGAAGTCAGTCATCAGCTTTATGCGCTTCTGCTCTGCACTCATCTTAAATTGTCTAGCCATTCTTCATGGGTCATCTGTATGACCTCATGCGTTTGCTTGTTGGCATCAAATCCACCTGTAAATTCTGACAAGGCTTTATATGCTGCCACCCTAGACGATGCTGAGGTATCTTCTCCTAGCCCTTGTGCCTCATCCATTAAACCTTTAACAACCCATACAGTGTCACACAAAGCCTCTGAGCTTACTTTTTGCTTATATTCTTCAATGAATTCAGCTATTTGAGGTTTTCTTAGGTTTTCTGCGCCTGTTGCATAAGCATTATCTGGCTTGTAACCAGCATCCTTTGCGGCCTTTGTAGCATTAAAGCCATTCTTACAATATTCCTCTACAAACCTTTTCTGCTTGGCGGTTAATGGCATTATAAAAGAGCCTCTTGCTTGTACTTATCCACAAGGTCTTTAATGTCTTCGCGGTCTTCTAGTGCGTGTCTTAAGTCTATTGCTTTCTTTCTAGTGTCTAGGTCTAGCTTGTTTTCCTTGATAAGTGACTTAATATCTTTGTCGGTTAGGTCAATTGTTACCTTTATTTCCTTTTTGGCTTTTGGCTCTGGCGTTTTAACCTCAACAACATTAGGGGTTTTATTCCCTTTTAGCAGTTCTGCTGCTCTATGCGCTTTGTTTATCTTAATCACTGTAGCGTCTAGTGCTGCTCTAGCTGAATCAGTGTCGGGGATTGATATTTCAACTTTTACTGTTTTCATTTGATAGACCTTGTTTATTGAATATACAGTATACGATAGTTTTTATTTATTGTTAAATATCTATTGACTTGTGGTTTTATCTACCTTTTGCACTGTATGAGTAAGGTTATCTTTTCATCTTCACAGATAAGCCTTTCATGCTGCCTAGCATGTAGCATAAACTCTTTGCAGCTTTCTAGCGTTGATGCGTTTACCGTTGTTTCATCTAGTGAGCTTACAGTATGGCCACCAAAGCCACCTATAGAGCCTGCTGCTAATATTCCTGCCATTAGTTTAGTATTATCATTCATTAAACTAATATTCCTGCCATTAGTTTAGTATTATCATTCATTAAAGCATTATAGCATTTTTATTATTATCCTATAACACTTGAATTGAACGCGACCTTTGGCGCGTTAATGTCGATGTTATATTTCTGCAAGCACTCTAGCTGTGTTAGCCTCAAGTTCTTTTATCGCTTGCTCAAAAGGCATAACCTCAAAAACGCGACCTTTCTTTGTAAAATCGCTAACGCTCATGA